AAGCTACCAACTCTGGATCACGATGGGGCCCCCCCTCCAGTTCTTTTGAACTCGAAGAGATGAGCACCACCTCGTCGGAACCACCGACGGTTCCATCTCTCACTCCTTGAAGGAGGAAGGAAAGAGTACCGTACCGAGGTTTCTTGAAAAGGTGCTCGTAGAATAAGTACGAGTCCCCAACAAGAGCCTCAGCTTGGTTCCATTTCCGGAATCTTCCAAGAGAGCGATTGATGGTCTTGATCCACTGTTTCCCCTTCTTGGCTTCGCCGAAGAATGGGAGATTTGGAATCGAGACACCTGCGAACTCCGCCACAACCGTGGCCAGTTCCAGGAGAGGACCATAGATGGTCTCCGGGGGAACGGCGGGCTTGGCACCAGGGATCTTCATCTTCTCATCAATGTATGATCTGTGACTATTGTAGTCCAGATTGTAGTTGAGAGATTTTGAAAGATCTATTTTCACTGCTTTTGGCAATGACAATACCTCGACCCAGAGTTGAATCCACTCTCCGAGTGTGTTCAAACTGAAGTCGGGGCCGAGCACCAAGTCTCGTTCGAACGTCCGGGTCGACAACGGAGGAAGCCGTTTAGCCATATCGTCCGCTCTGTCCCAAAGCTTCATCAAGTCAGCAAACAACCTTCTGTTAGTCATCCAGACCGACAGCCGGAAGTATTGCCACATGACTGGGCTAAGGGGCGGAGCGAAGGACAGTGCCATCTCAGCATTTCGATGAGCTATTATTAGCTCGTCAATAATGTCGAGGGAAGCATTTATGACTTTACGGGCGCAGTCAGGCACTCTTGGTAGCTGGCCAATATGGCCGGCGATCCAATTTGCTAGAGGGACGTTCTGACCCAAAGGTTGCCGCATGGCGTGTTCCAATTTGAGTCCGCAAAGCGGATCCGAACTGGGCATTTCATAGTGCATCCAATGGCACAGAGCTTCCCCCTCGACTCTGCGTCTTATCTCTTCGAACACCTTCTCACGAAGATGCTCTATTAAGCGCCGACTTAGATTCCGGGCTTGTTTTGTATCAACCATGATATTCCGAATAATCGGAATGTCCTTATCTGGAATAACGTTAGTTACCCATTTAAGAACGGAAGATATCCCCAACACCTCTCGTTCAGACTTCGTCTGAAGAGGGTTGAGGAGACAATACCGAACAAGTCTAAGAATCGACGATGGTCGACGCCCAGACATCTCCGGAGAGAGAACTGTCCACTGTGCTGAAGTGACGGCCCTACGAAGTAAGGCCGAAACCTCTGTCGATGGTTTCCCAAGTCGTCGGAGTATCCGTTTGGCGAATTCAAGTCTTTGCGTCCATGTTGAACATGCTAGTTCTTCACGAAACGACAAAGGCGAGATATCACCAGCGGGAATATACCGTCGGTTCGCAAATTCAAAACAGTTCTTTAAGGACTGTAATGACTTCGCTAAACCGATGGTAATCGAGAAATCGGCACACACCTCCTTATAGGCTGTAGAAACAGCTTCTAGAGAGGCAATGTCGACATCATCTCCTAAGACAAG